AATCCTTGCCTTCGATACCTGTCATGCACCTCAACTTGCTGCAACTCCCCATTTTCATGGTTCCAAGCAATACGACCTACATCAAGCGAATGAACATATCCCTTTATATGTTTTGTATTGTCTCTATATCCTTGGGGAATTTCATGATCGTAGTAAGGAGCTTTAAGAAGTAAGTGATAGAAAAAACTTCCGGGGTGGTCATTAAACTTACTATGAGGAGGTCCCCCAGTAAGTTCCCACATTCTATGGGCTGGATCCATGTTAGGCATTACACTAGTATCTAATATATTTATTAAATAAAAAGGGCAAAAAGAACCCACACATGAATACTCGGTGACATAGCGTCTGTGAGTAACAGAGGTGTGGGTCCGTTAAGATCAGGCCCGCATCCTAAGACCGGGCCCAACAATTATTTATACTCTATCACACTGTAGAGATAAATTCTTGACCTTTATAGAGAGTTTTGCCTTCATCAATATGGACTAGATCCACGTGGAATGAGCCTTCATCCTTGTAGCGAATGACTGCAATACCTTGCTGCCAGTTCTCCCAATAGGTTACTGGCTTGCCATTAGAATCCGTAGAGCCCTTGACGCTAGGTACGTGACCATCGATACGGCATAGGCAGCCTGGGCTGATAGCCATAGCCTTGATACGACCCTCACGGTCAAAGGTAGTCTTTGACTGGATCTCTTGGCGGTGGATATGCCCAAATACTGTAGAGATATGTGGCATCTCGTTGGTGTACTTCATGGCTGTTGAGCCACCCGAGTTTACCTTATCTCCATGAATAGCACGAAGCTTGTCGTTAATCCACCACATACCTGCTGGGTAGGCATCAATGTAATCCACGTTGAAGTCTTCTAGGCGTAGAAGGTACGGCATTGACATTACCGGCCAGGATGTTGGGGTATTAGCACGACGTAGGCCAAAAGCTGACAGAGCGTTAGCCTGTACAAACTTTTGCATACGGCGGTCATGATTACCCTCAAGAATAATGATCTTTGCATTAGGGGCAGCAGCCCGTTGTTCAGCGGCAAATAGGCTGCCACGATCAATTGCGTGCTGAGTAGTAAATGCAAAAGCAGCTTCCTGCTCATACTTACCCTGTGCTGGAAGGTCAATGTAATCCCCAAGATTAACTACTTGGTGCACACCACTCTCATGCTGTTCAGCATTAAGAATCTGAAGAGCTACACTCATGGCAGCTTCATCGTGGAAAGGATCTAGCTCTTCACCTTCAAACTGGCGAAAGCCAATCTGTGGATCAGGCAAGATAACTGCGGTCTTCCAGCCACCTACTAGGGCAGGAGTCTTTTTAGGCTTAGCAGGTTGCTTGATTACTGTTGGCTTTGCTTGCTGTACTACTGGCCATTCTGGGCCGTCATACGCCATCTCTTTACGTAGCTTGGCTAATTCTGAACCTAAGCTTGGCATGGGCACTCCTGATTACGATGCTTACGGAGTGCTTCTAAGCTAAATGGAGCCCCCACCGATTTTAAAATATTAAGTAATTGTCTATTAGAAATAGAGTAATCTACTAGTGCTTCAGTAAAACTTGAAGCATCTTCTTCTGAAAGCTCTGTGGCCCATTGGGCTACGACACAATGCTTGCGTTCATTTTTCTTACTAGTTCTATACGCTTTAAGTGCGGTTGATAGCACAGCATACCTCCAATTGTTATCCCGATTAGTGTAGGTAGCCCCGAAGGGCTACCTCACTTTATATTAAATTGTTATTTAGTTATAGCTTAAGCATATGACGAGTTCATACCATCGTCAAATGAATCAATGCTTCGGCTACGAATAGTATTCGGAGGAAGGATCTTTCCACTTGCCTGTGTGAACCCAGCTTCAGGTGCAGTAGGAACCACAGTGTTTGTAAACACGGTGTACTTTGCGCCTAGACGGTCTGCACCTAGAAGAACGTTTGGTCGAGAAACTGGTGGCGTACCCATAGTTGGATCACCAGCTTGAACGTTACCTCTTGGGCGAACTAATTGATTTCCAATGTCAGCAGAAGCATACATGGTATTGGCTACAAAAGACGTACCCATAGGTACTCTAGGTGCTCCAATTTGAGCCATTCCTGCTAACGCTGCATCAACAGTATCTGATGAATTAGCCACTTTTTACCTCATTCTAGAATAGAGAATAGTACTGATATATACAGTACGCTTTGAATATTAAATTATCAGGGTTAATTTGCAGTAATTGTAAACACAATTGCTGAAATCTTGCCTTCTCTGGACTCAATATTGGTGAATCCTGGCTTGCAGACCAAGTCTAGCCCTCTAGGTGCTACGTAGCCTCTAGCAATAGCAATTGCCTTTACAGCCTGATTAACTGCTGAAGCGCCTACCGCTCTGATCTTTACAGTGGGGTTCTCATATAGCGCATAGGCTATTGCAGAACCTACGGACTGAGCATTTGACCCAGCACTTACCCGTAGATATTTGTCGTCTTCTTGTTCGCTCACGATTATTGTTCCTTAGTTTTCGATTTATAGAGCGCCCTCAAGAAAACCTTACCATTATTTAGGTGTTAACTTGTCGTAAACTTCTTTTTCGTACTCAAAGTCATGTTGGTTACGAACTATACGAGCTAGTCCATAAGAGTCCGCAGCGTTATCATCATTAAACTCTACGTTCCACTTTTTGTACACAGCTAGTAAGATTTGATTCTTTTTAACGCCAGTGCCTTTACCAGAGATGTACTTCTTTAAGCTTGTAGGAGGGACGACTAGGGGGAAAGCTGCTGTTTGGTTATCAAAGCGATAAGTATCAAACAGAGCTAGCCTAATCATTCCTCCGAGTTCGCCTGCCATATTAGCCATTTGGCTTCCAAATGCATAGCCTTCAATAGCAATGGCTTCAACAGTGTACCTATCCAAAAACCCAAGCAAAAAGGCACGAGCTTTGTGCAAACGCTCAACACCATCTCCTTCAATTTTCTTTACCTCCGTGTAGTGATTTCCACTTTTATCCATAGCAGTAATAGCAAACCCTGAATACGATTGATCAACACCAACCCATACCGGTCCTTTAAGGTTTGGTATCCCAAAAACTTTAAGACTCATCCTGATCACCGTCTAATGCTTTGATTGTTGGGCAAGGATACAGCATACAGCAGTAATCACAAATCTCATAGGACTCAGCATCTTCTTCTCGTGCATGCAACTCACGGACACGCTGGATGGCTTCAGTCTTTTGCTTGTTAAGTTCCATGTACTGAATAGCAGTTGCGTTCCAGTTTACTTCACCAACTTCAATAGTCCGAATACCGTACAACTCAGCCTCGGCTTCATACAATCCAGCCTCTTCAGCTTCTCGTATCATCTTGGCTAGTATTTCTTGCCGTGATTCTGTTTCACTCATGCTACTACCAACATCATCTTATCTATTAAGTGCTTGAGATTTTCAAGATCACCATCATTCTTAATAGTGAAATCAAATATGTAGTCATCTAGATCTACTTCAGACTTGTGCTTGTTTACTGGGCCGGTGCCTGGACGCTTTACACGCCAGATTTGACCACCTAAGTCACGAATAGCATCTGCTTCATTCTTGTAACGTACATCGGTAATGATGTAATTCTTAGCAGGATCTAGCCCCCCTAGAGTCCTATCTACCCAAATGTTTTCCCCAAAAATTTCACGACCAGCTTCTGTACCCATGCGCTGTAAAAGCATACGTAACTCTGCGCTCATACGCTTAGCTTTTTCCCAACCCATTAGCATTACAAGATCTTTAGCCCGAACACCTACACCAATCATAGGATTTAGAGCCAGTACTGCTTCGCGCAAAGTATCTGCAAAAGCTGCACGCTCAAATCCATACTCAGCAGCAAGTTTAGCTATTTCATCCTTACCTGACTGTGCGTAGCCTGATACTCCAATAATCATTAATAAACATCCTTGTCATTACTAGGTTTCTTGGAAGGTACTTTCTTTGGAGGTTGTACATTACCTACGTACTTAGTTTTATTTGTATGAGTTACTGTATAAGGAGCCTGGGAAGGAACTTGGGAAGGAACGCCAAAAGAAGTATTTTTAGAAATGGAGTACGGGTTTTTATTGGGGTCTGGGGTCCATTGAGGCTCTTTATGTGGAAAGTTAGCGTTAAACTCTAAGCCATAAAAAGCTTCCATAACATCTTGTGGAATATCCCTGATAGCAAGTAAAATTGCATCTAGAGCTTGAATAAGCTCTTTAGATACAGCTACTTCACTAAGTATGGAAGAGGCTATACTTTTTACAATTTCTGGTAAGTCTTCCCCTAATGCTTCAGGATCTACATAGTCCTGTACAACATTAGTTATATTCTTTAGGAAGTCTTCTGACTCAGATAGCTTAATAATTGAATCTTGAAGCTGAGTAGTTTTATCTACCTCGGGATTTACTAACTTTATTATTTGACCTAAGCGAGTAAGTGCATTGCTTGTCTTTGGGTAATAAGTTTTTAGAATTCCCCAAGGGTCTTTTTTTATCGGAGACATTACGACACGTACCTCCGTGCACGAGACTTTACTCCGCTGTCTGAAGTACGTCGGGTTAGTTCACGAGATACTAGTGCTGAGTCTCTATCTACATTTTGTACAAGGGTTTCGATTAACTTGCGGTAAGCGTGCTTTGCTTCTAAGTCTTCGTTAGCAGCAGCTACTCCTGGATCAAGAGCAATGTTAGCTTTTGCAATAGCTACTCTATCTCCACTACCGCCCTTCCAGTTTGCAATCATTGCCTTGGCTTCTAGAACAGACACAGTGCGACCTGCTTCACGCTCATCGATAGCGGCTACAGCAAACTGTGAGGACAGGTAGTCACTCCAGCTAGTTAGGCATACAAATAGCTCCATAAGAGCCTCATCACCTAGATCTGTAATGTCCCTAGGTAGGTTTGGAATTTCGTACGCGGGCTTGTTTGGAAAGTAAAATCCGTTTTCTTCAAAGATCTTCATTGCTTGTGTGCTTTGTCCCATTAGTTATTCTCCCTAAATGATGCGCAACGTGGGCATCCTTTTACTGGATCAATATTACAGGCAGGAGGTACGTTGTTGTCAACTGCCCATGATACATCCATTGCGTTTTCAAAAATATCGTTTATGTATTCTGGGTCGTACATTACTTCAAACTCTTTGTAGTCTTGGTTGGACTTTAGTTCGTAGATAAAGACAATAGACTTTGGCGCAGATTCTATCAAACCCTCTTGTTCCTGCAAATGACAAAGATGCAAGTACATTTGGCCTTGAAGTATGTGAGTTCTAAATGGTTGACGAATAGACTTCCAAGCAGTCTCTAGATCTCCATCAGCTTTGATTAACAAGCTTGGTGCTTCAAAGCGTAGGGTTCCTGCACCAATAGACTTAATCTCAATTAGGTAGTCTTCGCCTAGCCCCTTGACCCAACCGTCAGAGTGCCCAGCAATCTTGTACTTGTCCGACACTAAGGGAACTTCCAGGTATTCTAAATCACCATGGCAAGAATGATTATCAATAAGGTCTTGGTATATCCCCCATTCTTTATCATTACAGCCATTGCAATGCCATACGCCATAGAGATTGCCCATGCCTTTGATCCAAGACTGCCACTTGTGATGAATAGTGTGGCCCTCATCAAAGATGGACTGCAAGCGTAGGGTTGGCTTTTCTGACGTAGGTACGTAGTTACCTTGCAAAGCATGATAAGCATGCAGTGCGCACCACTCCGGTTTAACTAAATCACTTGGATGCAAAATATCCTGACGCCTTGGTTCAGGCTCCCTAGCTAGTAAATAACGCTCTAGCTGGCCAGTTAGGCGTGTTACACGCTTATTAGCTGCGAGGAATGCTTTCAAGTCTTTATTATTAATAGTTTGTGGCTTAGGTGACATTTTATTCCAACCATTCTTCCAAGGATTTATCGGCTTTTGTATATTTACGTACCATAGCATTTCTTTCACGATGGGACAACCCACCCCAAATTCCGTGCTGTTCGTCTGATTCTATTGCATATATCAGACATTCTTTCTTAACTGGGCAGGGAGGTAAACCATCCTTACCGTTACACACTGCTTTTGCTCTATCAGCAATGCTTGCGTACTTTTCTTTATCCCTTGGCGGGAAAAAGATTTCAGTATCTACCCCTCTGCACTTGGCGCTGTATCTCCAGGCCCAGGGGGAATCGTCTTCGTGCATTGACATTCGGGTTCGCTCCGTACTTTATCTCTAAGTTCGATGAAATCATCCTCAAGAAGTAGTACGTAGTTTTCCCCGTCTAAATGAACTCCTAATACAGGAGTTCGCCCTTCAAGGATAGCCTCTAAAGTGATCTTACGCAAAACGTCAGACTTCAAAGAGAAGGACTTCTTGCCTGTCCACTTATGTTCTATCAATAGTTCGTCTGCCCTTACGTCTCCTTTACGAGACCAGAAGGCTCCTGAAGCAGCAGAGCGCTGGCCTCCTAGAGCTTTCTCTAAACGCTTTTCATGCTTTAGAGATTGCTTTTGTCCTTCGCTCTTCATTAACGCCTCCAGTAACTGTTTACTGCCCAGTACCACAGCAATAACACAACTAAAGCTACTTTCACTCTGGGTCACCATTTAATGCTTTAGTAGTGTTGCATGGCCAAGCTTGACCGCATTCGGTACATGCAACCTTGCCGTAGATGTGGGTCATTTCCCTATGAAGCGCACGAATACGCGCCGTAGCTATGCTTAGGACAGATACTTCATCGTTAAGGGTCTTTACGAAACCATCTATACTCATTATTCTTCCTCTTCTATCTTGATAAGTGGAGAGGCTTTTAGGGTGTCCATAACTGCTTTAGTTAGTTCTTCCTTGAGTTCAATCTCTTCCCGAATAGATTCAAGCAAAGATTGAGCACCCTGCCACTTACGATCTCCGTAGTAGAACCAACCACCGCGGCGTTCTACAATTCCATTAATAATTGAAAGTGCAACTATCTCTTTGCCAGTATCATACTGACCTGCAGAGATAGGACCACCGTTTGCAAACCAAAAGTCTAGGTGAGCAGTCTGCTGGGGTGGGAATGTTTTATTCTTAATAGTGCGAACCTTGATGGTCTGTCCTAGACGACGCTTAGCCTCTCCAGTTCCTACTTCCAACCAATCATCACGACGTACTTCACAGCGGATAGCCATGGCGTAGTCCTTGCCTAGACCTCCTGGAGTAGTACGTGGGTCGCCATGCATAACGCCGATCTTCATACGGAACTGGTTGATGATTAGACAGGTTACTCCACGCTCTTCACCGTTAAGTGCACGCTTAGTAGCCTTGCCAACTTTACGGAAAAACTTGTTGGTCATAAGAGCACCACGGCCTACTGTAGCTTCATCCATATGCTTTTCGTCTTCGCTACTAGGCACTAGGGCAGGTAACGAATCGATAACCAAAAGGTCAATAGCTTTAGACTCGCAAAAAGAAATAGCAGCCTCATACGCTTCCTCCATAATGTTAGTTTCAACAAGCAAAACTCTATCCGTATCAATACCGCATGCCTGAGCGTACTCAACGTCAAAGGGCTCTGCAGCAACCCATACGGTTACAAAGTTAGGATCAAGTGCTTGGTTAGCTGCCACAGTCTTTAGAGCAATTGCAGTCTTACCGTGCGAGGCTTCACCGATAATCTCAGTCCACTGGTTCACAGGCCAGCCACCGCCAAGGATTACATCAAGAGTTAAAGACCCTGTAGTGATGCGTTGAACTGACTGAGCGGTACTAGCAAGTACTACGGTATTCTCACCCATCTTTTTATTTAGTTGGGCTATAACCTTTAAAAGCTCTGCATTCATTACATTTTCTCCCCAATAGTCCAGCTAAAGCCGGATCCGTTACTGACTTGTTTTGCGGGTGTTGAGGGGCCTGAACTACTTGAAGGCATCCCACCACCACTACCTGATTGTACCAGAGGATAGCCACAGTCGTAGCACCTCATGCGTTGTGAGCCAGCTTCTGGTGTCGAGAAGTAATTACTAGAGTTACACCCTGGACACTTCGAGCTGTGAGTAGTTGAGGCTGGTTGCCTACCTTGGGTATCTTCAACATTGTCGTACTCTAAAGGAGAACGAGTTACATTGCCCTCTGGCACGCTACGTACATTTGGTATACGAGGATCTTGGAATACTCTAGGCTGTGGTTCACTACCTAGCTTTTTACTCCACCAATCGTTAGACATATTTAGCCATCCTTACTTAACTTTATGAACTTCTTTAGTTTCATTTTTAATTAGATTAAATGATATAAGAGACGTCAGACATGATACTGCAGTTGAGATAGCTACGTTCTTAAATAAGTGGTACAAAACCTCAGTAGTCATGTCATCATCACTGTCTTCTTCTTCACCATCATGTTCAATGTATGCAGACTTTACTTCAGTAAGTGAAAACGCCTTGGCATTTATTTCTGCGCAGATAACAGCGTGGGCTTCAAGAATAGGAAGAAGTTCTTTAATCTTTTCTAAACGGTCAAAGCTTGCGGAGATCTCCATTTCCGATACTTCTTCGGACAATGGGTTTAGTCCCATAGCCGCTGCAATGGTCTCTGGGCTATCTACTCCAGAATCATAAATAATATTTCTAATTAATGTTGTTGGAGGTAAGTGAACTAGCGTTACCTTCTTTTTTGAACGACGTCTAAAGATACTCACTTTGCGTCACCCCACCTATCTACTATTTTTACATCGGCTAATAATGGAACACTTAATACGTGAATACCTTCCATGGCATTACGAATACAGTTTGCAGTTTCTTCTGCAAGCTCCTTAGGAGCAATAGTAACCAATTCATCATGAACAGTCAAAATTAGATTTGCTTGGTCTGGCACCATGTGATGTGCCCTAACCATGGCTACTTTGATAAGGTCTGCTGCTGATCCTTGAATAACTGTATTAAACGCCTGACGTTCAGCCCGAGCACGCTGCCACATCTCCCTGGCCCTAAGATCAGGCAGGTAACGACGGCGCTTCAAGATAGTAGTTGCGTAAGGAATTGGGGTCCTGTTACGGCTCTCGGCAATAACTGTCTTACGGTATCTATCAATAGATGCAAACTTACGGGCAAACCCAGTCAACAAGTCCTGAGCCTCTTTTACGGAGCACCCAATCTGTTCAGCAATCTTTTCAGGGCCTACCCCGTAAGCCATAGCAAGTACAAGTACCTTTCCTGCCTTGCGGTTTACGCCCATAGTGTCACCTACAGTTGTGTAGATATCTCCACCCTCAAGGTAGGAACTGCGCATAATGCGGTCCTGGGAGAATGAAGCAATGATGCGAGGCTCAATCTGAGAGTAGTCAGCCACAATCATAGAGTGATCTTCTGGTGGTATAAACAGATTGCGGATAGCCTTACCGTTAGAGGTGTGTGGGGCTGGTACGTTCTGAAGATTTGGATTACGGGACGAGAATCGACCTGTCTCTGTTCCATACTGTACAAAGTCAGTGTGTACCTTGCCGTCAAGTAGTAGACTCTTCTTGGCTACGACCTTGGACTTACCTCCAGTTGTACGAGTAATGTCACCACCTAGGTATGGGATAACGTAAGTAGTCAATAGCTTATTCAAATCTGAGTATTGGATTAGACCATCAATGACGGCATCCTTGCCCTCAAACGCACGTAGAGCGGGCTCGGCTACAGAGTAGTCATGGCAAGTAGTAGTCTCTCCAGACTCTGCTTTCTTCTTACCGTTAGGAGTTAGTACCTTTGGGCGAATTCCTCGGCCACCATCTTTCTTAGATGTGTACAAAACCTTTTGCTTTTCCTGAACACTATTAATATTAAATACATACTTAGCGGCTGTGTAGATGGTAGTACGGCACTCTTCTAGCTGAGCCTCAAGATCTACCTTGAGTTGGCTAAGAGATGGTACGTCGATGTTTGCCCCAGTAAGTTCCATATTGCAGATAACTTCTAAGACGTCCATCTCTAACTTAAAGACTTTGTCTAGGCTGTTCTCAGCTAGCTGTGCTTGTAACTTCTTCCACAGTTCCCACGTCCAGTAGGCATCAAGAGCGGCATATGTTGCTACTTCATCAAAGCTGTGCGCTTCAATTTCTTTACCTACACCCTTGACCATGTCGTAATCAAACTCACGCTTCAGGCAATCATCTAGGCCAAGCGAGATACGGTTACGATTATCTAAAATAAAAGTTGCGTTCAATGTGCAAGCAAATGGGGCAGCGGGTAGACCGCCCATGTACTTTGCAACACTCTGCAAGTCAAACTTTACGTTATGCCCTACTTTAAGAATACTCTCATTCATAAAGATAGGCTTCAAAGCCTTAAAGACTTCCCCAGGAAATAACTGCTCTGGGGCTTCATCAAACACCTTGGTAGCTTTCTTCTCGTCCTTGCTGTAATCCTGCGAACGTAAAGACAAGCCCTTGGCCTGTCGAAGATTTGCAGACGGAAGTAAAGGGTAGTCTGTGCGTATGTAGTTGCCATTGGGGTGCCCCATAGGGATTACATCGCATCTACCATCAATGGCTAGTGAGATCCATACGACTCTATTTTGACGGGGGTCGCCACGATGGTCGCCCATAGTTTCTACGTCAAATACAAACGAGTCAACTTTAGAATATGCCTCTACAACTTCAGCAAGTTGTTCTGAGGTCAAAACAATATTTGGTTCCATTTTCTCTCCTAATGGTTGTAGGGAGCCAGACATGAGAGGAGGTTGTGTCTGGCTCCCTACGAGGGATATTAGTCTTCTGGGAGTTCGCGTGCAATCTCTGAAAGCTCAGCCTTGGTTGAGATTCGAATTGAATCTGGACCAAGTGGCTTCAGAGTGCTGAGAGTAGCGTTAACATCAGCCAGTTCTAAATCCCAATCATCAGACAGATCGCGATCCTTAACCATCATGATGGAGTAAGTAGTCTTGGTGCCAACACCAGACTTGCTTACAGCCCAGAACATGCGGTCAATAGGACCTGTCTTAGGATCGTTGTTTAGCTTTTCAATCTGACCACACAGACGAAGACCTACAACCATAACCTGTACGGTTGGCTCGTCTTCAGACAGGTTTACAACGCTAAAAGCAAACTTGCTATCAGCCTTATTACCTGCACGACATAGTGGGCAGTCGGGAGTACCCAAGCAAACAAATGACTTCTTGCCCTGACGCTGTACCCAGTGCTGGGAGAAACTCATCGGGTCTGGAGAGAGAAACTTGATGAGTTGTACTTCTTCGTCAAACTTAAAATCGTTTGCGTATGTTTTGGTTGCCTTGGCTTGAGCCTTGCGAGCTTCGCCCCATCCAACCTTGATTACAGAAGCTGCAGGAGCATCTTCGTTTTCAAATACATCTTCTGATTCGTAAACAGAATCTGCAGGTGTACGTAGTGAGTCAATGTCTTCATCAGAAAGGTATGAAGAGATATCGGTATTGCGAGCATCCATGTTAGGACCTCTTTCTTTTTCATTAGGCCATTAGGCTATTGGTTATTGGTTTCTTGGTTATGGATCCGCGTCCAGTTTTCGAATATCTCTATCGAAAGTTCTTTCTGCTGATCCCATTCAATCCTAGGGGCTTCTAGAAGTCCCCGAGACTGAAAACTTTTTAGTGCACTTTCTATCATAGCACGACTATACATGCGCCAGCCAGGTTTCTTCTCACCCTTGACTATGATCGACTTTAGTCTATAGGGTGCGCGGGGAATATATCCCCGACGCTCCCATAGACGTATGGTCACTAACGGACGACCTAGAGCATTAGCAAACATTCCTGCACTAAACAACTCTATCTCTTTGCCGTTAGAAAGCTTCTTCTTTAGCGGCTTTGAGTCCCACGCTTCAGGGTCGATGTAAGCACTGCGCTTAGCTTCGACTTCTGGGTTTGCAGGACGCCGTTTTTTCTTAGACCCAGGATAGTACTCATCTAACGATTTAATCAAATCGTTGATAATATCCTCAGACTCCATGAATCTCTTTCAAGTGTGCTAGTAGGTCTAACATCTCATCAAACGATCTATCGCAGTAACTGCAGTAGTGTTCTAAGAGAGCGGTTTTTATCTTAGCCATAAGTTACTTCTTTTTCAAAACGAAAGCGTTTGTAACTGTCTTAGGGAACATAGCATCAATGTCGTCTTCAGTCAAAAGACCGTCATAGAAACATGACATTACTTCGGCTTGGTCTAGTACGGGCTTCAACTCATAGCAACGAGGGGCTAGTTCCTTAGATGTAAGAATTTCATAGCAAACTTCTTCATCAATCTTTTGTGCTACACGGCGCTGCTTCTGCATACCTACGTAGCCTTCGATCTCATCCATGTCGAACCACTTGTGGCCCTTATCATCTTCAAGACCATTCTCATCTACAAAGCCCATGAGGAACTTCTTGAGTTCATCTTGACGCTTTGTTAGTGAATCAATGTTCTTCTTCAAATATACGTATTCACGGTATGCGCTATTTAGCTCTAGCATACCTGACTCAAAATCCTCTAGTGTTGGCAATTCCTTACCAATTACTTCAGGCATAATCCCTCCAAATTATCTATAGCTCTATGAACTCTTCAAGAGCTGCGATTAGTACGTCTGTAATAGTACACCCTAACTCTGCAGCTTTCAACTTGGCCGCATCCCAGAGTTCGTCGGATACTCTAACAGCACGAATGGGTGATGACATTCTTTAAGCTCCTTGTAAGAATTGTCTAAGTGAACCCAATGTAAGGGTCAAGTCATTATCTTTACTTATACCCTCGCCATCGATTATAGCATTAGCCACTGATATTTTTTGCTGTAACATGGCCCTTTGTCGCTCTTCAATAGATCCTTCCATAAGAATGTCTTGAATTACAACCTTTTCCCAGGTACTAGACGCCCTTTGAATTCGCCCATTCCTTTGAGCAGCCAGTCCAGCGCTCCACGGAAGGTCATAGTTAATGAGTAGATTAGCCTGAGGCAGATCCACGCCATACCCGCCAGCGTCAGAACTAATAAAGATACGAATATTAGGATCAGTCTGAAACTTAATCTTAGCAACCTCTTTTTCCTTTGCGTTCATACTACCTGTATAAGTGATTGCACCGTGCTTGCTAAGAGCTTCTTCCAGTATTGCGGTCATACCCACAAAACTGGTAAAGATAACGCACTTATTGTCGGGATTTTCTGCTAGAAAGTTTCCTACAATTTCTGTGGTAACGCCTAACTTAGGGGACTTAGCAACCTTTGCAAGCAAGCCTCTATCTAGTAGCTCTGCAGCATACTTAGAGCCTTGCTCTCCAACGATAGAATCATTAAAAAGTTGCCCGCTTACTGTAATTAAAAAGGGGTGAGAGCAAAGCATTCGCAAGGCAATTAGCTTGGGCATGATTACGCTACGAAGTTCATCTATAGGACCGTTATCTGGAATAAAAGAGCCAAAGATATTAATGCCCATGTTCATGTACTTAGCGGCTTCTTTTAGGTCTACCAACAAAGAATCAGTAATTTCTTTGTAAAGATTTTTAGACGCCTTATCAAAAGGTACAAGGATTGGCTCAGCCATGAGAGTCTCTGGAAGATACGGAGCTACGTCAGGATCTGACTGGCGCTTTCTAATAGATGCTTTAGAAACAGTCTGGAACAGCTCGCTTAGATTCTTGTACCCGTCAATCCAGCCCATGTAATTCTTATTTATGTATTTCTTTTCAAAAGAAAGGTAAGAACCAAATACTGACTTGTCTACAAACTCCATTATGGAATACAGCTCTTCGGCTTTTCCATTTTCAATTGGTGTGCCTGTAAGAGCAAACTTAACGGGGCAAAAGTTTAAACGCTTTACGTATCTAGAGCGCTTAGATCTAAAAGATTTAATAGCTGTAGCCTCATCAAGAACTACAAAGCCTTGTGGCAAACTTTTAATAAGTGCCCAATCATTTACTACTTGTTCGTAGTTTAAAATGATGTAATTAACCCCAGTGGTTTTCCAATCAAATGCTTCTTGGTATTGCTTAGCCCGTTGTGTTGGGGTGCCGTCAATAACTAACGGCTTTGAAGTTCCACTGGTAAACTTTGTAATTTGACTAGCCCACTGATACTTAAGGCTTGACAAGCAAATAATTAACCCCGGTGTTTGAATATTGCCTGACGCCATCATATTCTCAATAGCTGCGATAGTAAGCACCGTCTTACCTAGACCGAGATCGTAGGCGACCAGCATTTTTTTCTGGTCGCACATACGATCTACGGCTTCGGTTTGATACGGGAGGAGCGTCCCTGTAAACATACTACTTAGATGACTTGCCCTTGTAGCGGAAGATCCACTTAGGATTGACACCCTTGCCTACCTGCCAGAACGGAGTAGGTTGTGCCTCAAAGTGCAAGTGTGGTCCTGAGCTAAGACCTTCAAGACCAACGTCAGCAATGTGCTGGCCCATCTTTACAGTCTCGCCTTCTTTTACATACGACTTAAGTACGTGAGCGTATGTGCAGTAATAGGTGCGGAAACGGAACTTGTGCTTGATAGTTGGTGAGAACTTGCCAAGGTTAGGTCCCTGCTTACCTACAGATGTGACAATGCCATCAGCAACTGCGTACACTGGAGTACCTACTGGTGCGCCAAAGTCAACACCTTGATGCCAACCGCTCATCCACTGCGGGCCTTTTACGCCATACGCACAAGTAACTTTTGGATTCTTCATTGGATATGCCATGTATATCTCCTAAATATAGTTCTTAATCTTTATGTCTAAAGTATACCTTACCTAAGACAAAAACTTGCAAGTTTAGTAGTCCAAAATATGGCTGATACCAAAGGCTGTATGCAAAGGGTTTTGAACTCCGATACAAATTTCTTCGTCAGTCATGTCTCCAAAATCTTTGGCTTCTGGGTTTACACGCTTGTAGTTAAAGAAAGAACAAGGTAGCCCAAGCTTTCTAAACTTTTCATAAGCCTTAGTTACAGCCACTTTACCTGCAGCATCTATCTTGGGATTATCTAGTGCAAACACTACGTCATCAAAATTAGAAATAATAAATTTATATTGCTCGTCTGTGATGGTGGCTCCATAAGTTGCCATAACCATATGCCGAGTATTTCCTCTAAGAACTGCTTGCCCACGCACAGCGTCTAACGGACTCTCTACAATAACTACTGAAAAGTTTCCTGGGTTGTACGTGTTGTGCTCAACAAATTTTTTATGAGTAGAAACACCAAACAATGCTTTACCTTTAGGTACGCCTACTGGACGATTACGGAAATGCCTAGTTAGCTCTCCCTTTTCTTGCCAACCAATAAGGTTACATTGATCATCTTCACGATAATAGATAGGCAGTATCCATGAAGAAGTTTGAGAGTCCCAACAAACTTTATTATCAACAAGGACTTTCCAAGCGGCATCGGTATCTAAGCCACGGCGCTCTAGTGCCCAGTCTGGTGGAAACTCATACACGGCAAGCTCTGACTCGTCTACAAAACGAATTGGTGCTGGCGCTACTTCTGTAGAAACGGACAAAAGATTTTGAATTAAATCTAAATCTAAAGATGAATTGCTCTTAACCCAGCTAGCTGCAGATTTGATATCTAAACTATTGGTATCGCTGTACAAATCTTTTTGCTCAGCAATTAGCGTGAGTAAGTTACCCTTATAACCGCATGAGAAACAATGGTGCAATCCATTAGAAGTATTGATAGACCACGATGGTGAGTTGTCTTGCTTACCTGTTCGCAGTTCATGTCCTGGGCATAAAGCTAGCAACTCATCGCCGTTTTCATTTGCGATAGTTATCTGTAAACGCCTCAAAACTTTTAGTACTTGGCCATCCCCGATAATCATACCTTTGTTTTATCCTTACCTAATTTACGTAAACGAGTACGAATAGTTTCCCTTTGACGTGGGGTTGTTCCGCCCCAGATGCCTTCCAGCTTTGGTTCCCACACAGCTGACGCAAGACATTCTTCTATAAAGTTACACGTATTGCAAATTTCTTTAGCGCGTGCAATTCCTGCCCTATCTGAAGGGTCAGGAAAAAAGATCTCTGGATCTACTTGTGCACAAGGTTGTGAGCCGTCCATAGTTCCTCCTAAGTTATGGTGTTACGTACTCTTGAAACTTACCGTTCTCCCAATCCCAAAGCAAATCGACTTCGGCTGGTCCACAGTTACGACTGGATGCGATACGCAAGATGCGTGAAGTATCGTCTTCTGCATCTTGACGCTCTAGGCTCAAAATAACATCTGAGTCTTGCTCAAAGGATGAAGAGTAACCAATAGCACTAGCGGTTACCTTTCCCCCACGAATCTTCCAATTGAGTACCTGCGTAGTAATGATGACTGGCTTTTGTATTTGCTGAGCCAGTTTCTTGAGTGAGCGAGTGATATTAGTCAAAGCTTGAGGAGTATTGCGCTCACCGCTAATCTCATCAACCATTAGGTATACACCGTCCACAAATACGATATCTGGCTGTAGCTTTTCAATCTTAGCGTACAGGCCTGACACAGTTGAGGCGGATGGAGAATCTGTCAAGTAGAAGTTGTGCATATTTTCCATGCGCTCTAGAGCCTTCTTGTAACGCACTTCTTCGTCAACCTTTAGAGCACCACGAATCAAGCGACCGTGAGAGATACCTGCACGCATTGCATCGTGACGATTCTTCTGCTCGGAGTTGAACATCTCAAAAGACTGGTACATAGGAACGTACCCATCCTCGTGAAGATTCACAGCTACCTGCAGAGACAGGATTGACTTGCCTGTCTTTGGCGGAGCAATGATTGTGATTAGCTGTCCGGGCTGTAGACCTGCAGTCGCTAGGTCAATGGTGTTGAATCCTGTTGGGATACCTAGCAGGCCGTTAGGGCGATTCTTAAGTTCAAGGTAATCGTCATAGCGAGTAGTTGCATCCTTGCTCAGGTTGATATCTGAGGTCTTGCTAACGCCCTCATCAGTCAGAGAGGCAATGCCACGGCTTACTACTTCAATCGCCTGTACGTGGTTGCCTTGGCTAATCTCTTCGGCAGCATCTTGAACTACTTCAATAATCTTCTGACGCTTACGACGATCAACCAAGTTATCCAGCATGTATTCGACATTGTCGTCTACTTCAAACAGCTTGTAGGTTGGGAAGTTTTCCTTGACAATCTGTGGGCTAGGTACCTCTTGGTACTTGCCTACGTGGTCTAGGATGAACTTCCAAACAATGCGACTGTCGTCATCGTAAAACCAATCAGGCTGTAGTCCGTACTCAAGTACTGGCATTACATCTTTGGAACGAATGACTTTGCTAATCAGCCGTGCTTCTAAATCAATTGACATTAAATACTCCTCATATCTAGATACCTGCCACCATAACGTAACCCACGTGACGGGATATCTATTACATACAACAATTCGTGACGATATGGCAACTCGGCAACTAAGTCGGCTACCACTTTGTATGCCTTTGCATACTTGAAAGGGTTAGTACCTATACGGTCTAGATCCTCCATGAAAGCTTCCATGTCTTTGACACTATAGCCAAAGCCAACGAGCTCCAAAGTTATATCTTGCTTGAACGCAAAGTTCCATACTAAAGAAATTATCTGACGGTTGTACTCTACTTCTTCGTCAGAGTATGGGATTACCCCTAATATTTTTTTAATGGTGGGGGTCCTAACCAGGATGCAGTCAACGCTGACCGCGACCCGTTTAGGAACCTCATTACTTAAATCCCCTCCGATCATTTCTACAAAACTTCTATTTTTGCGTAGTTAACTACGAATTCTCTAAACTCATCTGCTGTAGATTGATTAGCACGCTTGATTTCTTCTTGTGAAGCACGAGACGATACTTTCATTGGGTAAACTCCATTGTTACCTCTAATTTTTTTAACAACATAGCGACTGTGCTTGCAACCTTCCCTGGACTTAAATTCAGGGCAATTGCAACGAGCACCTTCGCTTTCGAGATCAATTTGTACTTCGAAAACGCCGCGTACCGATAAGAAGAACTGAATTGTACGCCAGTCCGACTTAGCCATAATGCTATCCTTCATGTTTCCTTCGATCTCCCTCAGTTGAGACGATATTGATTGGTAAGAACGCCTCATGCGCAAAGCTTTCCATCGCTTCCCCATAGGTTTCTCCCCAACTTTTGAGTGGAACATTTGTTGTGACAATTGTTGGTAATCCAGCATTGTACCTTGAACGCAATAACGCGTCAAAGGTATCCTCCGCCCAGTTTGTCGATGTGCGGTGCTCCTTACCTAGGTCGTCTAATACTAGGATACTAATGTTTTCCGAATCGGGGGCATCCCCATATATTCGATCAATTAGCTTGGCGTCAGTCCCAGACTCGTCTTTCCAGGACCTCTGTTGGACCCTAAGCAGCTTTGGATAGTCGATAAACAATCCTGGGCTAGCTGGACGATATGGTGTTTGGCTGAACCGTTCATTGTCGATATTACGTAGAACATCTTGTAGTACCACACTAGCAAGAGTTGTCTTACCGTGTCCTGGCTTGCCAACTAAAAGTAAACCAAGGCCACAAGTTTTCTTGCCCCTTGCCTTTATAACGTCTCCGTTATTTACAAAGTCAATCCAGTTCTGTACAAGCTTTTGAGAATCGTCTTTGTAAGTTCCTAGGTCAGAAAACTCCAGTCCTAAGAATCTATCTGGAATCTTTGCGTTCAGAATCTGATTGCGCCGTGTTGGTGCTAGGTCTGATAAGTCGTACATTACCCCTCCAATAGTTTTAGCATCTTGTTCTGATGAGCTATAAAATCGTCATCAGCATAGTCTATGTTCTTCTCTTTTGCATACAGGCCGTGCACAGTCGGGTAGAAAGCCACGAAACGCCTCCAGAACGGCTTACCTACGCCAGGCTCACGGATTAACCTAGGATCGTTAAAAAACGCTCTAATGGCCCTTAGAATCCCTTCACGAGGCACTCCCTTTCCTACCTGCTGATTAATCCAGGTACTTAGCTGAGCGCCATTGACTTGGCTAGGAGCACCATCTGCGTGCTTGTGTGTGAGGTCGTAGAACTCAGCGACTAGGTCAGCCGTAGTCCATTCTTCCTCTGGGCGCTCTGCTCTAAGCATAGACTCAGGCACTGCAGAGAACTTTACTTTCTTGTACTTCTGCTTGCGCATCTCGGCTTTGTCTATGGGGTCTGTGATCTTGCCAATAGACCCCGTGTCTGAATCGTCTATGCGACTCTTCTTGGGCTTGACCTCGTCCTCAAATCCTGGCCAACTCATTTCTACAAATTCCTCTTTCTCCTCGGGTTTGCCCGAAGGGATAGTTGAACTTACGTTAGTAAGTTCTACTAGACCATTAGAGCTGTTATCGCTAGTACTAGTATTTATAGCTAATAGATGTTCCTCTGTACAGATGTGCAGATGCCCTGATTTACCGTGTACGGATTTCCAGGGCCTGGTAACCAGGTACTGGTGTGCAAAATGACCTCCACGAGTACGAGTACGCTCTTCGGTTAAGTATCCAGCGTCAACTAATTCACGCAAAGATTTACGAATGGCGTCTCTACCCTCAGGGGTTTGGTCATATATTTCAGACACGCTAAGTACACGATTAGCTGCGATAAATAATGCCCAAATCCCACGGGCCCTTAGGGACAGGGTGGAATCTAGTAGTGGTTCTATCTCAATCATTTGACCTCCGAGAAAACACTATAGTGGAGGAATCCGCCTTGGCAAATTGCGCACAGTACGGGCGTCTCTAGTCTCAAGTAAATTCATTGCAGATAGGGATAAAAACATTCCCGCAAAAGAAGATGCAATGGCAGTAAAGCTAATCAGACCCCAAGTACCTGAAACAGTAAAGTAAGCTCCTAAGAATGAGCAGGCTAATGCTAGTAAGCCTTTAAACTTACCGATAGAGTAGATCAGCTCTTCAACAGCTGTAACTATAAACGCAGTAGATAAAGAAACAATTAATAATTCAGTCATAGTAATACTATACAGGAGTATTACTGTAATCCGGGGTTGCTATAACTCGACTCAAGTACACCTTGTTAGTAGATGACACAGTAGTTGGCTTAATTATAATTGATATCGTTGCGTAGGCGGCAGTATTTGGAGATACTACGCGCTTTGTAAAGTTGCCCCACGAACCAGTACTTCTAGAGCCACTGCTTGATGCGTAGTTTGTGGATGGCCCAGTATCTATTGCAGTTACGGTACTTATTTCAGTCTTTGCATTGTCATACCAAGTAATGACATACTGCGGGGTAAATATAGATCCTGAATCTATGTAGCTCAAGGCAGTAGATATCTGGTAAGCAGTTCCGGGATATACTTTTACATTAGTTTGTTGAATACCAAAATAATTATATGCAATGTTATTTGTTAATGATATAAAGTTTGGAGTGTAAGCACCGCTGTAGTAATTGCTTGCAACTTGGCTTAATGACCCAGCCCCGATATGCCTAGCAATTGTTGGAGAATTTGCAGTGCTTACAGAAGTACTAGTTAGAGGGCTTAGAGATGAGGCAACCACTCCATTCCAACCGTAAATGCCGTTGGCAAATAGAGAAGACTTAACAATTGAGCCCCCAGCTTCACTAGCAGGTGTATTAGGCAACCCGTACTGCAAAGTGTACGTGCTTCCAAGAGGCAAGTAATCAGCAATTGTACTTGCTAGGCGAGAAAACTTAGTTGTTTTGTTTGGCCAGTAATAGCTGCGACCAATACCTGACATAGTCGAGTTAGTCGCATAATATGTTGCACTTCCAATAGTTCCGGTAGTATAAGTGCTTCCATTAGAAGTATCTACGTAGGCGCTTACTATATCTCCAACTTCTAGCTGGGCTCCATCTAAGTACCAAGTACCTGTTGTACCACTATCCGCAGTAAACTTAACTGCAAAAGTTACAGTAGGGCTACTAAAAATAGCCGCATTTAAAATAATACTTTTATCTAGACGCACCCACTTACCTGCTTGAGCGTACACGTAATCTGCAGGATTTGAGCCTAGCACGGAGTACGAACTTGCCGAAGCAATGTTTAGCTGGAACTTTCCGGTCACCGCAGCGTATACATATACTGATCCTGACAAAACATCCCCCACATTAGGGAATACATACGTCGAACCGCCTGTCGTCTTTGTAGGTAAAGTTACAGATGTAGTAACTGTAGTAGAGGCGGTAG